AAACGTCTGCGCCGCGGTGAACGTCTGCGCCGTCCCCAACAACGCCGCCGTCCCCGTCGCCGGAATGGTCAGCGAATATGTACCGGCTGCGGCGATTTTGGCGATTGTGCCGTCATCCTTGCGCCAACAAAGGCTTCCGTCTGTGTCCACATAGATAGCGACCTTTCCAGCGCCGGGGGTGTCCGGTGCGCTGGATTGTTCCGCCAAAACGATTTTACTCATGTTGTTGTTCTCCTATCCTATCAAAAGCAAAACTGCATTGTCGCTGACATTCAATTGGTAGCCGTTGGCTACCTCGATGTACTCCAGAATCATCGTTGTGCCGGAAGGAACCGACGTGCTCACCTGGATCAACGAACGCAACCGGTAATCAGCCGCTTCCAGAACGGCGATTCGTTCGGCAAGTTTCAGAACCTTGTCAGTGAGCAAATAGAGTTCAGTCACGGCACACAACCTCAATTGTTTCCTGTCCGTTGCTGTCCACGGTGACGCCCACTTCACGGATCTGTGTGAGCCTTGTCACACCTGCAAAGGACACCGTAATCCAGTCGAGAAACGCATAGTGCACGGCATAGGCGCAGGTAGGCGTCTGAATGATCTGGAAGGAGAGTTGATCCACCACCTGCCCGGCAAGCGCCGCCTGCCCTGCGGCCGATAGTCCATCTTCCGTCGTGTTCGGTGCGTGCATGTGCAATTCGGCGTCAAGGTAATCGGCAATGTCGCCGAGTTGCACATTCTGAAAAACGCCATCCGCATTGCCGGTAATGGCAATCGTCTTGGTGTCCAACCAATTGCGAGTCAGCACAGGCAGGGTCACATTGCCAAAGTTCGGCGCGAAGACCAGGTCGTCAACCTCGTTTGGTGCACGCCATCCGAATTCGTACAACGCCGCGGCTTCTTTGGTCATCACAAAGTCGCCGCCTCCGATGTCCGCAACCCGCTGGATTGCCGTCAAAGAGTTCTGCAAACTGCATTCAAAGTCGAGCGTTTCACCTCGACTAGCATCCGCCTCAACCTGCACGCCGCCAATCTGCACGTTGCGCAGCCGCCCATCTGCCACGGTGCCAGCCGACGTAGCGTTGTACTTGACGATATTCTTGATGATCGTTTCGGCTTTCTGCTGAACAAACGCCGCCCGATTGTTGGTATTCTTCGCATAGGCAACAATCGAGCGTTGCACCAGGTGAAGCAATCCAGGACAGCGCACCGTGAGCCAATGCTTACCATCTTGATCAAGGCCTTGTTGCTGCCAACGATAGAGGCCGGAAAACTCGACATACCACGGTAGGTTTTCCGTGCGTCGCCACACCTCGACAAGTCCATCAATCTCCAGTTCATTGACTGCGGCGTGCGTGGGATTGATGGCAAATTCCAGCATACCCGGCGCGTTCCGTTGGTGACGATAGGCCAAGCGCAGGAAGTCCACGACTACCGCTTTGAGCGTGCCTGTTCGATTATAGATGCGAAGTTGGTATTCTGTGCTCATACGTAAGCCATTGAAAAGCGCATGGTATATGCCTCGGTCAACGTGATATTGGTTGGAAAGCCGGGTGTCATATACAGTTGCCCGTAATAGCCATCGTTCACTAGTTTGATAGTCATTTCGTAGCGTTCCCCGGTGCTTTCTCGCTTGAGGATGCCACCACCGTAAACAGTACCTACAATCGGCATGTCCGCTGCCTCCAAGGACAGCATGGGGATGGTATGCCATCTCCATTGATCAGGCGCGTAGGCAAAAGTCACCGAAAGATCAACGTTGAAAACCTTTACATTTTGCGATTTCTGCAAGGTAATTTGAGTTGCAAGAACCGTTCCATTCACATAGCTTGCATAATATGCTGTTGACGTTGCGTCATGGTCATGCGATGGCACCACATACAAGTCATTGTGATTGTGCGCTTCCGGTGAATAGACTCCGGTATGATTGTGTGATGGTGTTGCATAGCCGCTATGCGTGTGACTGGTAGGCGAGTACACACCGTCATGGTTGTGACTGGTCGCGGCGTACACACTGTCATGGTTGTGCGCAACCAACGCAAAAGCAGTGGAGTCGGAACCGTCGAGCAGGTCAGCATCAAACCCACTGAACGAGCCGTTGAGCGTGCTGAGGATTTCCACCACCTGCGCCGCGGTCAGGTCAACCGGCAATCCTGTCCCGGTATTGTGCGCCCGGCCCTTGACCGTCGCCTGCGTCATGTTGGCAAGCTTGGCGTTTGTCACCGCGTCATTGTCGATGGTTGTCGAGGTGTGCGTGTGCGAGACCGGCGAATAGGCGCTATGCGTGTGCGCTATGGCCGAATATCCGTAATGTGTGTGATTCAGCGCAGAATAGGCGTAATGCGTGTGCTCTACAGCAGAATAGCCGCTATGCGTGTGTCCGACAATGGCGTAGGTGCTATGCGTATGCGCTATGGCCGAATAGCCGCTATGCGTATGACTAACCAGTGACAAGCCGGATGCGTGCAACGTGTCAAGCGTGTCAGCATCCAAATGCACTGCGCGTCCATCCTGCAAGAGCAAACTTCCCGTGCTTGCCACCTCGACCGCAACACCGTTGCCAACTTCAATCCACTCCGTTAGATATTCGCTGCTGATCGTCGTGTTGCCGGTGAAGATGCGCGCAGGCACAACCGATTGCAGCATTGCCACAAGTTGAGCCGCCGTCAAGTCAGCCGGTGCGCCGCTTCCTGCACTGATAGCACGGCCCTTGACCGTCGCCTCCGCCATCTCGCTGAGCTTGGCGTTTGTCACTGCGTCATCAACGATTGTGCTTGTGCCGTGCGTATGGCTTGCCAGTGCATAGCCGGTGTGCGTGTGAGCCTCAGCCGAATAGGTTCCGTCGTGGTTATGCGCCACTGCCGCATATTCGGTGTGCGTGTGCGAAGTAGGCGAGTAGACGCCCGCATGGTTGTGACTGGTCAGTGCATAGCCGGTGTGCGTGTGCACTTCTGGCGAGTAGGTTTCGTCGTGGTCATGCGATGGCGTTGCATAGCCGGTATGCGTGTGCACGGTTGCCGCATAGGTTTCGTCGTGGTCATGCGATGGCGCCGCATAGCCGGTGTGCGTGTGCGAAGTGGCGGCGTACACACTGTCATGGTTGTGGCTGAGCGCCGCATAGCCGGTGTGCGTATGTGCGCTTGCGGCGTAGGTGCTTCCGTGACTGTGTGAAAATGTTGCATAGCCATCATGCACATGGCTGAGCGCCGCATAGCCGGTGTGCGTGTGCGCGCTTGCGGCGTACTCGCTATGCGTGTGTGCAGTCGGTGAGTACACACCGTCATGGTTGTGCGAAGTGAGCGAATAGACGCCCGCATGATTGTGACTGACAATGGCGTAGCCGCTACCTTGCACGCCGTCGAGCGTGTCAGCGTCCAACCCGCTGCCGGTTCCATCGGCTGTGGCCACAATCGCCACAAGTTGAGCCGCCGTCAAATCAACCGGATCGCCGGTTCCGCTGCCTGTCGCCCGGCCCTTAACCGTCGCCTCCGTCATGTCTGCAAGCTTGGCATTGGTTGCGGCGTTGTCGGCAAGTGTGTCGGTAGTCGCCGCGTTTGTCGCCACCATTGCCGAGGTGACGCCGCCCGATGCAACCATCGACAAGATGTTCCGTTCGTCGGTTGCCAGTGCAACATCTTCCAGGACAAGTTGAGCGCCGTTGTTCACTTCGAGGAAAACGCCGTTGCCGACTTCGACTGAACGCACGAACAGGAGCGCCGTCACCGTCAGATTGGCAGACAGCACGCGGTCAACGCTCGCGCCAACAATGGCGAGCGGTATTTCGTAGGTTCCGCCGCGCTGCCGCGTCAAGGTCGGCGGCGTCAATGATCCTTCGGTGCCTGCCTTGCGCACGGCGCGCACTGTCTGTGCGTTCCAGTTGGCGCGCAACACAACACGGTCAATGCGGTTCTGTGCCGTTGCCGCCGCAATCGCTATTGCTACGTTGGCATCGTTGGTGTATGGAATGCCTGCCACAAGCGCCGCGCCTGCCGCAACTGTGGCCGTTCCGCTTGCCAACGTGACCGGCAAATCAGCGGAACGAGCAACGCCGTCACCGCCAAAGGACAGCGCGCGGAACAATGACCAGATGCGTTCTGGCGTGTAGCCTGATAGCGCACCGTCGCCACTGCCTGTAGTAGTCCAAAACAAGGATGTCTGTGTCATGAGATATACGTAATCGAAAATTGATACGTTACGCTTTGCGCTGGATTTGTAATACTCAACGTGAGACTATTCCACGCATTTGCAAAAGCGGTGATCTGCCGCAAATGGCCGTCACTCTGCGCAATTGCAACACCGTAGATTGTCACCGCCGGTTTTGGCAATGTCGCCGAGTTCGTGACTTGAATCAATGTGCGGTCTCCCGTCCGCAGGTTGGAACGTGATGCAGTGCCGGAAACCGTGACAACACTCAGATTCTTTCTTGCTGACGCCGATCCTGTCCAGGGGTCTTCGGAGGTGCTCACCACGGACAAGGAAACCGCCGCTTCCGCCGCGTGCGTGTGGCTTGCCGTTGCATAATCGCCGTCATGGTTGTGCGCTACCAGTGCATAGCCGCTATGTGTGTGACTGGTTGCGGCGTAGGTGCTGTCATGGTTGTGCGCTACTGCGGCGTATGCGCTATGCGTGTGACTGATTGCGGCGTAGGTGCTATGCGTGTGACTTGCCAACGAAAAGCCAGATGCGTGCACACCGTCAAGCGTGTCAGCGTCCAACCCGCTGCCGGTTCCATCGGCAAGCTTTACGATGTCCCTCAATTGACTCGCAGACAAATCGGACGGATCGCCAGTTCCGGCGCTTGCCGCTCTGCCTTTGACGCGCGCCTCAGCCATGTCGGCAAGCTTGGCGTTCGTAATGGCGTCGTCAACAATATCGCCTGTGCCGTGCGTGTGTGAAGTCGGCGCGTACACCCCGTCATGATTGTGACTGGTTGCGGCGTACACACTGTCATGGTTGTGCGTCGTTGCGGCGTATGTGGCGTCATGGTCATGCGTCGTTGCGGCGTATTCGCTATGTGTGTGCGTCGTCGGTGAATACACACCGTCATGGTTGTGACTGGTCGCGGCGTAGGTGCCGTCATGGTTGTGCGACGATACTGCGAATTCGCTTGCATGTTTGCCGTCGAGCGTGTCAGCGTCCAACCCGCTGCCCGATCCATCGCCTGTGGTAGCGATTGTCACCAACTGAGATGCCGTCAGGTCAACCGGATCACCGCTGCCCGCACCCGCTGCGCGTCCCTTTACGCGCGCCTCGGACATGTTCGCAAGCTTGGCGTTCGTAATGGCGCTATTGTCAATGCCGCTTGTGCCGTGCGTGTGCGTCGTTGTTGCGTAGGTGCCGTCATGGTTATGACTGGTTGCGGCGTAGCCGCTATGCGTGTGACTGGTAGGCGAGTACACACCGTCATGGTTGTGCGTCACCGCGGCGTATTCGCTATGCGTGTGCACAGTAGGCGAGTACACCCCGTCATGTGTATGACTGAGCGCCGCATAGCCGCTATGCGTGTGCGAAGTAGGCGAATATGTCCCGTCATGGTTGTGACTGATTGCCGCATAACTGCTATGCGTGTGCAGGGTAGGCGAGTACACACCGTCATGATTGTGACTGAGCGCCGCATAGCCGCTATGCGTGTGACTGGTTGCTGCGTAAGTGCTGTCATGGTTGTGGCCCGCTGCCGCATATTCGCTATGCGTGTGCACGGTTGCGGCGTAGGTGTTGTCGTGGTCGTGGTCGTCTGCCGCGTAGGTGCTGTCGTGGTTATGCGCCGCCATTGCATAGACGCCAGTGTGCAGATGGTCAATGGCGGCGTAGGTGCTATGCGTATGACTGATTGCGGCGTACTCGCTATGCGTATGCGCTACCAGTGCATAGCCGCTACCCTGCACGCCGTCGAGCGTGTCAGCGTCCAACCCGCTGCCGGTTCCATCGGCTGTGGCCACAATCGCCACAAGTTGAGCCGCCGTCAAGTCAGCCGGATCGCCGGTTCCGCTGCCTACCGCACGTCCCTTGACGGTCGTCTGCGTCATATCGGCAAGTTTGGCATTGGTTGCGGCGTTGTCGCTGATCTTCGCCGTCGTAATGGCACTGCTTGCCAACTGCGTTGTACCCACACCTGCCGGTGCAACCATCTGCAAGAACTCGCGTTCGTCGGTCAACGTGATGGAGCCGCCCGGTGTAATGCTCACCCTCGCAAGTGGAATGTCCCACGAACTCCCTGCCGATTGAACCAAGTTCGGCGGTTCTGACGCACCCTCCGTGCCTGCAATGCGCACAATGCGCACCGTCTGCGCCGCCCAGGTTGCACGCAAGACAATTCTGTCAATGCGCACTTGCGTGACCGGCGTTGCAATCGCCACGGTGACAACAGCATCATTGAAAAATGGAATGCCGTACACCAACGCCGCGCCCGTCGCCACACTTACCGGCGACGTTGCACCGCTGACAGCAAGTTGGTTCGCATAGTTTGGAGCCACACCGCCAACGTTCGTCGTGTGGCCTGTGTACAGGCTGCGCCACAAGGCGAACCATTGCGTAGCGGTGTATCCGCTTTCCACGCCGTCGCCAGTGTCGTTGGTTGTCCAAAAAAGTGATTGCTCTGTCATAGGCTTATATAGTTAATCGGAAAGTCCATCTTAAGACCGGTTGCGCCGGTTGCGCCGCTGCCAACCGTGAATCTGATTTCGTTCTCGCCGGGTGCCAAGCGAAAGGTCACCAAATCGCTTGTTGTCGATAGATCGGCTATGCGGTTCGCGCCAGTGTCGTCAATCACTGACTTGGTGTTGTACGCCAGGTCAATGTCGAGCCAGTCGCCCTCACTCAATGCGATGTTCGGAAAGGTAAGAATTGTGCCGTTGGTCAGATTCTCAATGCTGACTCCGGAAAATGGCCCGTACACCGTGATTCGTGGAAAGGTGTCCGCGGTTCCGTCGTAGGCAAGAGGCACGGCGTAGTCAATGCCGGAACTTTCTACGGTGATGGTTGGCACCTCGGTTGGCACCTGATAGCCTGCCGTCTGCCCGCTGCCGGTTCCGCCTACGTTCGGATCGTCCGCGCCCAAGATGTACCAATAGCCGGTGCCGCTTGTCCAGTACGGGAACGGCGCTTGCAGTTGTAGCACATAGCGTTGCAGTGAGCCGATCCTGTCGTTTGGCGTGTGTGGTGCATCTACCAGATTGATTGCATGTACGGCGATTTGCCGGGTTTGTGCGTCGTCACGCACGCCAACCAACGCCAAACTTTCGTCAGATGGCCGCACAATCGAAAACAGTGCATCTCTGGCGGCGTCTGCATCCGCTTTTGACGCTGAATTGCTCACCAGCGCCATTGTGATGAGCCGTGCATCCCATCGCACGCCTACGTCACGGTGTCCAACCTGGAACGGCCCTTTTTCCGTCAGGCGGCGTGTATTGCTGATCCCGATTCCATCCACGCTAATCACGTCGAATGGATTGCGGTCACTCAGTTGTAGCGTGTCACTGTCTCGAACCAAACTCCATTGCATCGCCTATGCTCCATACAACGCACTGGCCAAGCGCAACGCCGCCATTGCATCACCGCCGTTGTCCCCATTGCCGACAACCGACAGATTGTAATTGTTGTTGACAATGTTCGATGTTTGATTGTTCGGTATGATGGTTCCGTTGCTGTCAGGAACGAACAACTCCATCCCCTGCTCGCCGACAAAATACGGCTTTCCGGCGTCAACCGGACCACCCGCCGCTCTACCCTGAATTGCATCCCAAATGCCGCCCGGAATGCTGAGCGCCGTCCAAACGGTGTCGCCGAACGTGGCCGCAATTTGGCGTGCAATGTCGCCTGCATTGCCCCAATCCGCATCTCTCAGTGCACCGAACAAGTCGCCGAGCATTGCCACCATTTCAACGATGTTCGCTATCACGTGCACCAACCCGGCAAGCGGCACACTCGCCACCGCAACAAGGTTCGTAAAGAACTCGCTCCAGCTTGACGCCGCCGCGCTGCCTTCTCCGCCCGAAAACCAACCGAAAATCTTGTTCAACGCATTGAGCAATCGTGTCAAGTCCTCGCTCATGTTGCCCGCGGCGTCCGCAACAATGTTGGCGATTTCCGGCCAAGCCATCGACCACCCTTGACGAATGGTGCGCACCATGTCGGCAAATGCGCCTGTCCATCGTTCTGTCGCCGTGCCGATGCCATTGCCGTTTTCGTCGAGCCACGTGCGCATGTTCTGCCACACTTCGCGCAGACCCGGCCATAGATAGATGTTCCATAGGTTCGTCGCCCAAGAGCCGAACAACTCGCCCCAACTCAGCAAAACTGCAACCCAATCCGACCAGTGAGAACGCACGTAGTTGATTGTCTCCATGATGACGCCGGAAATGATCTGCGTCACCTGTCCCCAAATGGCGCGCAGTTGCGTGAATTGTTCCGGCCCGCCACGCAACCAATTGAGTACTTCGCCAATCGCCTGAATGGTAACCTGCGCCCAACTGCTGACAAGCGGAGCCACCTGGTTGATCCACTGCGCAAGTTGCCCGAACCATGCAACGATGGCCGCACCATGCTGATCGGCAAAGGTGATTGCCCACGTCGCCAAATTGCGCAATACCGGCAAGAACTGATCGCCGATCTGCATCAACACACCGTCAATGATGCCTTGCAGAATCTCAAGAGCGCCGCTCAGCGTGTCCATTCTGGTTGCGGCCATTGCCTCGGCGTCAATGGCCGCCATGCTCGCCGCCAGTGCGTCGAATTGCTCAGAGCCAACCTCAGCCAAGCCAACCGCCGCGCGCATGGCATCCGTGCCGAAGATGGTGCTCAGTGCGGCGTTCTTCTGTTCCTCGGTGAGATTGCCCAACGCACCTTGCAACAATCCGGCAATCTCTGCCATGCTGCGCATTGAGCCGTCAGCGTTGAAGAACTGATTCGCGCCTTCCGCCGTCATCAAGCCGAGGTCTTTCATTGCGGCTTCGGCGTCTTTGCTTGTCGGTATCAGCCGTTGGATCATCACCTTGAACGATGTTCCGGCGTCGCTACCACTCGCAAAGTACGGAGAAATTGCCGCTATCGTCGTGTTGAAGTCGGCAAAGGTGACGCCCGCCGCCGCTGCCACACCACCACCCTGCGCCAACGCCAACCGGTAATCATCAATGGCAAATTTCGAGGATGTCGTCACGGAGGTGATGCCATTCACCGCGGTTGACATGTCCGCTGCCTGAATGTTGAAGAGCGCCATCACGTCAGTTGCGATGTCTGCCGCTACCGCAAAGTCGGCATTCGTGGCATTGGCAAGCAAGACGGTTGAATGCGCAGCGCCGTCGAGGATCTCCGTCATGCTCAGGCCATTTCTGGCTAGCATCTGGATAGCGTCCGCTGCTTCGTTGGCGCTGACTTTGAGGTTTGGGTCAACGCCAAGTTGTGAAATGAGTTCTTTGAGCGGAGCCGCTTCAGCCGCAGTGATGTTCATGACGCTGGCAATGTCGGCGAGCTGCTGCTCCATGTCCATTGCTTTGTTGACGCCAACGCCGATGGCCGTAGTAATGCCAGCCACCGCCGCCACTGCCGCCGCGCCCGCAGCCATGACCGCACTTTGTGCAATGCCTGCCAAGCCGTTGAGTTTACCGCCAACGCCGTCGATGATGTGTGACGCTTCATCCTTGGCGCGTAGCAGAATCATTACCTGTTCAGTGGCGGCCATGTTTCGCTTTCCTTACTTGCGCTTCCGCGCTCATCATTGCCAACACCGCCAAAACGTTGTCTGCCGGTTCATTTCTCAACTGAGAAGGCAAGCAGTGAAACTCTCGACAGAGTTGCAATTCAACGTACTCAACTGGCGCGGGTGCCGCTGACCAGAGGTGCATCAGCACCCGCGCTTTCAGTTTTTTTGGTCAGCGCCTTGACCGCCTGCACGCGCCATCATTGCTTGCACGACCTGTGAGAATGCCTGTGCAGGCATGTCGCCCGCGTCGATGCCGGTCACTTTGGTGACAATGGCCTCGATGGTCTCTTGTGCGGTCAGTTCGTCGGCAACCTGCGCACGTTGAATTGAAACGATGTCGCGCCATGTCAGTTTGGACATGTCGACATTGACTTCGAGCGGCGTGTCAATCCAATTGATGGTTACGGTCATTGTGAGATGGTCTCTTCCAGGATGCCCGCCGTCTTGACGCTGAACTCCGCCAACGCCGGATCACCGCTGCTTGCGTCGTGGTCAGGCAGTTTGCAACCGGTGATCACAGCCGGAGCCGCCGCACCCGCAACCGCCGTCACATATCGTTTCTGCGTGGCTGCGCCGCCGCGCGGTGACCAACGCACATATACCCGCTTGTCGGTGCCCTGGTACAAGTCCCACATCACTTTGAAGGCGTCAGAACTGCCTTCGGTGTAGACAACACGGAAGGTCAAATCCATCGGCGCCATCTTGTTGGATGTGACGACGATAGCCTCTTCGCCATCCGCGGTCATCTGCTCACCAACCACCACGTCGCCGCCACTCAGCGTCAACGATGTGGCCGCGCCGCTCACGTCCGTCCAAGAGACGCCCGCCGCGCTAACTTCCAGCTTGAAAATGCTTTGCGCTACCGCGCCCGTTACCTGTGCCATTGTGTGCTTACTCCTTGTGCACGATTGTTACGTCCAACGCCCGGCCCCATCGAGCCGGCGAAAAGTCCCCATCAAACAAGTCCGTCACATTGTCTGTGACTGCCATCTGCACCGCGGCGCTTTCCCATGTATCCATTGACGCCCGCACCGCTGCCGCCAGATTGATTGCCTGTAGCGCCGTTTCCGACCATACGTTGAGTTGAAATCGTGTGCGGCGTAGATTCAACACACCATCCGCAACCCGTGACGGCCTGTCTGCGATTTGCTGCCACGTGACATTCGGCAACGTCGCCACTTCTGGAGCTGGTGCCGGGTAGATCCTCTGTGCAACGATGGCCGTTACCGCCGTCGAGGCCTTGAGCCGTGTCACGATGTCCGCTTCAATCATCGGAAGATTCGCTCCATTACATCGTCAATGGCCGCGCTAATTGCTTCCACCGCTTCGCCTGATCCAACCTCGACCGCTCTGCGCATGAATGGCCGTGCATTGCTTCGACTGCGCCCGTACTCGATGAAGTAGGCGTATTCAGCACCCGCCACAATCGCCGCCGATCCTTTCGGCGCTTTGTACTCCGGCGTCATGGTCGCGTTGGCGTTGCGCTGCTTGGCCTTGCTCAGTGCATCGGCATAGCCGCTGTCGGCTGTCGAGGTGCTGTGAATCGAGTTCAAGAGAAAGCCGGTGTCAACCGCTTTCATGTCAACCACGTTTTTCTTGGCTTCACCTTCCAACACGAACGCACCCGCCATCAACACCCGCGCGACTTCGTTCTCACCGAGTTCGTTGGCAAGCTGATTCAATCTGCCCGCCACACGATTCAGATCAACGGTGCTGACAGTCATCATTGTAGGAGCCTCACCATTGCTTGCTGCGCAGTTGGCCCAACACGTGTCACGCCAAGCACCTCGAAGAGCAAGGGAGTCATCAACGTCATGCCATATCGTTTGGTGACTCTGATTTGATTCTGCGGTGCCACGGTGACGGACAACGCCAAGCGGATGATTGCATTCACGTCGTAGCGCACGCCGGCAACCTCAATGGATTCCTGCGCACGCTCCGACACGAATTTGAGGCCACACGGCGTCAAAGCGCCGTCTGTCGCTGTCTGAATCGCACCGCCAACCGCATCGTAGGTGGTGACGAACGTCCTGATTGTGCAGGTGTCCATCATTGATTCTTCGGCGACATCTGCCATTGCATCCAACTCGGCTTGTGTCAACATCGTCGCTAGTCCTGCCCACGCACCGCAAAAGCCAACGCGCCAACCGCAATGCCGACGATTGCCCACGCCGCATCGGGGATGGTTTTGTCAAAGAACGCCAAAACCATCGCGCCGAGGATGGCAGTCACGCCGATCAATGCCAACGAACCGACCGCAATCACGTACAGATTGATTGCACTTGGATTCTGTAGGATCGGTTCGGGTATGCTTGCAGGTTTTAGAATGTCATCGTTCATCACGATACCCCCACCACATATACGACCACAGGATTGCAGAGAACAGGTAAGCGAAAAACGCCAACACCAAAGCGGCCTGCCAACCGATTTCGAACCATTCGCGCACCTGGCTGTAAAAGAGCGGAACCGGCAAGAAGAGCAAGCCAAACGCCGCGGCGAACACTGTACGATGCCACGGCGGTAGGCACACCGCTTGCTGCACATTGCCCGCTAGTGTGGTGACATCCTGGCGCAGCGCCCCGATTTCTTTGTCTAGCCGTCGTTCCAACCCATCGATTTTGCTGGACAGCGTAGCGCCCCACTCGTTAAGCATCAGGATCGTTCGTGTCTCTGACGCCTCATCCCGGTCGCTGCCATGAAAGAGCAAGTAGTTTTGTCCTTGTCCCGGCTTTGACGCCGAGAACGCCGTTACGACGTTCTGCGACTTAGCCAACGCCTCGGCCAGCAGCGCCCCGGTCTGGTATGCCGTGGCATCGTCTATTTCGGCCTGCGTCGTAATGACGCTGACCTCTAGCTCGTAGTGCAATTCCAGCCCAACCAAGCGACTAGAACACGTGTTCAGCACCACAAGCCATGCACCACTCGACCGCACAACCGCCGTGAGGTCACTGACGGAGATGTGACCGTCTGACAACTGGATTCCCACCATATCGCCGTGCGTGGCGAACCAGATCACATCCCACGAGCGGTTGCGCAATGCCTCCAACACGTCACGCCGCGTAACCGTCCCGCTCAGAATCGCCGGACGCAACGCAGCGGACACCGCGCGTACTTCGTCCGATACAGCAGGTAGGTTTGTCTCCGGCGCAATCAACAAAACATTCATCAATTTTCTTCCGGTAGATTGCCAATCCACGGTTCGAGCTCTGAATCGTTGATGTCAGCTTCCAGTGCAACGGCCTTCGCATAGCGGCGTGATCGGTAGTGGATCGCCATTGCTCTTGCCTGTGCGACTGCCTGCGAGCGGTGAAATGTCGAGCCGTCTGCGGTGAAGTCAAAGCGCGTGGCCAACGCCGCGGCTTTCTCCGTCCACACATCAGCCGCCGCGGCATTCAGATCGTAGACGGCGCTTTCGATGTCTACCGGATAGCGTTCTATCGTTTCCGTTAGAACGCTATCCGAATAGCCGTTGCTGCTGTCCGGTTCCGAGGCCATGCGGCGCAAGCGCGCAATGTCACTCGCTGCAACAGTCATGGTTACTTCACAACTCCGATAGCCTTGATGCTGAGTTCTTCGGTGTTCGTGGCATCCACATGCAGGCGTGCGTACGCGCCGAAGATGCTGTATTGCTGCATTACGTTGGCGTCGGCGGCGTTGTCTGCAACCACGGTCGCGCCGTCAATCCAGTTCACAAGGTCGTTGGAAAACTGGAGCTTGAGCGTAACGGTGTTGACACTGGTAGGCTGGTCGATAATGTATTGCAGGTCGATGCGGTCACCGGTCAAGATGCTGACGCCGGTTCCTAGTTGAGCCGTGCCGGTTGTGACATCGGCGTCAAAGAGCGTGACCGCCCGCGCCAACGTGCCGCCTGTGTACGTGCCTGCAACCGGCGTAGGCGCAGCCTGTGGAGCCGCCATTGCATTTGGCGAAGCCACGGCGAAGGACAAGCCAACCAGAAGCGCAACGGCCACGGTCAGCGCGATGAAGATATTTCGAGTGTTGCTGTTCATGTTTCAGTCCTCCTTATGCCGTCAACACGGCAAACGGGTAGCGCGTCGCTGCGTTCTGGTTGATGCGATTCAGCGGGTTCGGCAAGGCAAAACCGAGCCGGATCACACAACGCAATGCGACCATGTCTTGCTGCGCAAGGTTGTAGACGATTGCGCCGGTGTTGTCGGTGATGACTGCCTGATCCAACACCTTGTAAGTGATGTCTTGCCGCAAGGCGTAGACAAGCTGCGGCCACTCGCCGGAAACCAGCAAGTATGTCTGATCGATTGCGCCGTTGGTCGGGAACACACAAGGCACACCATCCAACGTGTACGCGCCGGCCTGTTGAACGGACGGCGAGAAGATCAGATCGCCGGTTGTCGTGCGCATGTTGCGAAGTTTCTGCCGCATGACACGCGCCGCAATGGAGCCGGTCACCGCAAACCCGTCATTCTCAACCAAGCCGAACAAACCCGGCGCGACGTTGCTTTCACCGAGAATCGATTCGTACAGGTCGGAATACTGCGCGACACTCGCCACATGACTAGCTGCCGTTGCACCTGCAACCAAGCCAGCCGCACCGAGGTTCGTTGTCCAAGATGCTGGGATGTTCGTACCGTACAGGACAGCCTGATCGATGGCAACGGCAATCGCCGTCTCGACAGAGGGACGGACTTCACTCCAAATGTCATAGTTGGCATCGTCAAGCACGGCTTCTGGAATCGGCACAATGACGGCCAACTCTTCGGCGTCAATGTACTTGTTTGCCCAACTCACCTCACTGGTTTGCTTCAGCCCGGTGTCGCCACTGACAAAGTAAGCACTTGCCAGTGCGGACATGACCGGCATTCTGCGCTGCGCGGTGCTCAGGTTGGGCAGACGGCGCGCCATCTGCATCACGGCGCTTGTGTCTGCCAAGTTGTTGATCAGTTCAAAACTGACATCTTCAGGAATCAGCGCGGCTACGTCTGCGCGCTGAATGATGTTGTTGTAAGCCATTTCCTAGCCTCCGGTTAGCCACGCCCCGCGGCGCGGCGAATGAAATCGTTCATGTTCTTGCCGGATGGCGGCGCTCCCTGCGTGCCAATCCCGGCGCTCACTGCCTGCGCCTTTGGTCGGAAAAACTCCGGTGCGAATGTTTGGATTGCTTCCCAATCCGGCGTGCCGTCGCGCTTGAACAGTCCTTCTGTCTGCGCAATGAGGAACGCCGCCTTCGGATTCGTGCAGTTCGTCGCCTGTGCGGTTTCCAGGAATGTTGCGCGGCGTTCTGCCGCATCCTTTTCCGCTAGCAATTTCTGCAACTGCCCTTCCAACTCGCTGCCCTTCTCCGCCTTCGTCGCAAGTTCTTTCAATTGCTTGATTGCTTCCTTGCGCTGCTCTCTCTCAGACTGCAACGCCGAGCGCAACCCCGCCGTGTGTTGCTCAGCCAATGCCTTGACTGTCTCGTCTTGGCCTGCTAACCATGCGTCGAACGTGACTGGCGCTTGCGTCTTACTCGCGCCGTCTTGGCCTGCCAACCATGCGTCGAACGTGACTGGCGCTTGCGTCTCACTCGCGCCGTCTGCCTGCTGTGTTGTCTGCGCCTCTCGCGCAGTCGTTTGTGTGTCCATATCCACAGGATAGCAAAACGCCATCAACAATCTGTTGATGACGTTAACTTTCAGCAAAAATTTGGTGCGCTTCCTTAAAGTTTCCCGCCTGTTTGGGTTTGACTATTGACACGGCGCAATAGGAGTGGTAGAATTAGCTATAGGCAAACGGAAATAGTAACCCAAGAACAAGGAGATGGAAATGATGAAACTATACCACGGGACGAGTTGGAAAAATGCAGAATACATCGAAAAAGAGGGTTTTGTCGGCGGCGAACTGTCCGCCATGACGATCATGAAGCATGTGCACGGCGGCGCCGTGTACATGGCTGCCTCTATCGAAGAAGCCGCCGAGTATGGCGAGGCGATTTTTGAGATTGATTTTGATCTGGACGGCTGCGAACAGCCGGAGCAATTCACCGACGGAAACACAAATCACTGGTATTCTACCGACGAGAATATTAATCAGGCGGCGGATTATCGCCGCATTCGCTAAGGCGGAAGCAATGAACATCATAGGATCGGTCGAGGCTCTGGAGGCGCTTAACCAGCGCCTTCAAAAGCCCATCAGCCGTCAGCTATTCTCACAATCCATTCAGCCGGAGTTGATCCGGACAGGCTACGCCAAACAGATCGGCGGCGTGGTGGTGGTGGATGAGGAAGCGTGGCGGGGCTGGTGGTGCGGCTACATCAGCTTTAGAGAGCGCAAAATCGCCGCCGGCGAATGGCTGAGCAATCGGCCGTACTCGGCGGAAGAAGCCGAGGACTATCGGGACGGCGTGTTCGATGACGATTTGCACGCCGCCTAACCGCCCACACGCCGCCCGATCCGCACGATGGATCGGGCGGTTTTTTGTTGGCGTGAGGTTGGTGCAGGCGGGGAGCTTCCTTAAAGTTTCCCGCCTGTTTGGGTTTGCCTATTGACATTGTACCGTATTGTGTGGTACAATAGAGACATAGGAAGCGGCGAAACAAAGTAGCCGCAAAGAGATAAACAAAGGAGACTAAGGTGAGCAACTACACCGTAAAAATTACCAACGTCGAGGAGCGGATTAACGAGACGAAGATTGTTGATTTCGACGTCAATGACGGCTACATCAACGTCGGTTCTGGATCGGTCGAATGCGGTAATAAGGGAAACTACTATCACGAGAATCGGCAGGCGTATCAATTTGAAATGGACGGCGATGTTACCGAGTCAACAATCCTGGGCGCGGTAAACAAAGCACTCAACGTTTAACCACCACCAGCCAACACAATCACACCCGGCCAGCCGTGCAAGCCGGGGGAAGGGGCAAGGGAGAACAAAATGAGCACCGCGCAGATGAACATTGAGGAGTTGGAAGCAGAATGCGTCCGCCCATACATTCCACCAAATCGGTATGGGGTGGACATCCCCGGCCTTTACGCCCGTGTGCGCGGAGGGCAGGTTGAGGAACTGTCGGATGGAGAGGTCACGCCGACAGGGTTGAGCCTAGAGGAGTATCGCGAAAAGTGTTACATGATCTATGCCGGGTGGGGAGAATGGCCCGGATACGGGAAGCCGTACTCGCGACTTCCCGTGAAACGAACATGGGGAGGGAGATTCCTGATTCCGTCAAACTACAGAGACTTGGGAGTGTTGTCCGGCTTCGCCAAAAACGAAGCCGGAGAGACCCTGGCTGAGACGTGGGACGAACTCCACGCCAGAGGCGTAGAGTTCTTTTGGGGTGAAGACACGGGCGTATTTGCTTGTGTCTAGCTCCCAACACCCACACCCGGCCAGCCGTGCAAGCCGAGGGAAGCGGCAATAAGGGAGAATCACCATGAGCGTTGTAAGCGAAATTGTAAGCGAAAAGAGATACGACGGGTACCGGTGGCAAAACTCAACCCACTGCCGGTTCCTGGAGGAACCGGAGTACATCCAATACACTCCAGCGAAAGATGGGGTGTGGGTGAAAACAATTTATCGCGACGGGCGCGTCGAATGGGGCACGCGCCCAGCCGTGCAAGCCGGGGGAAGCGGCAACAAGGAGATTGAGGATGATGACGATGAATCCTAAGAACACGTCGATGCGCCTCACAGCATACACGCAGGCGCAAATCGAGCGCCTGTGTCGTGCTCACGGCCTTACACAGACAGCCGTGCTCACGCTGGCGGTCGAAAGGATGGCGGCGCAGACGCTAGGCGAGCACGGGGAACGTGATCCGATGGTCAGTCACTATCAGGCAAAGGAACAGAAAAAGGAATAGCCACCACAAAGCGCCGCTACACACTGGAAGCGGCGCTTTTCTTTGTCACTCGCCAAGGGCACGCCGCAGCGACTTAGTTTGCACCGATGCCCCGTAAATTGGATGATGCACGGTTTCGGTCAGGTCATCCAATGCAATCTCACCATTTTGCCACGCCTGCCACGCCGCGATGCCTAGTATCCTCTGCTGTACTTCGTCCTTCTGCGAGTTGAACCATTCTCTCCCTGTTCTCCAGGTCGGATCGGGTCTGTTCTTGAGACAAGGCGTAAGCGTACAGCGGCACTGTACATGCGAATCAAATGACTCGTCAATGTCGTAGTAGCGACCATCGGCCAAAAGGCAGGCTATGCATGTGCGTGTGCTCTTCGCTGACAGGCGTTTCCAGCCACGAACCAAGCCGCTTTGTCTGTACGTGTCGAGGCTTGATGTCCGATACGCTCTGAGTTGCTCAGTCCGTGCAATGCGCAACGCCCTTTGCAGCGCACCTTCCATGCCGTCCGCCATTGCCCTCGCCGTCTTGCGTGGATTCCAGCCCAACGCCACGCCATTGAAGAGCGCCTCAGACATTCTGACAGCGGCATCTCCCCACGCATCCTCAAGGAGTTGTCCTATCGGTGCACCCGGCTGCAATACGCCTGCAATGGATTGCGCCGCATTGACGCCGAGCCGGTCAAACTGTGCACGAAGCATCGGATCGCCAACGGTCAGCGCGTCCAACGTGTTGTAGGCGTGGCGTGTGCCCGCGCCATAATGCCAGTCAACGCCCGACTCTATTTCACTCTGCGCATAGTCGTTGAACGCCGCTATTTCTCTGCGTGTCTGTTCCAACAATGTGCGGTAGCGTTCCAAGCGCAAGTATGCGTCACTTGTCCGGCCAAAGACAATGCCTTCGGCTTGTCGTTGTGCCACTTCATCGAGCAATGCATTGATGTCCTGCATCAAGCGCCGTTCGGCTTGCGTCCAACGTAGCGTCATTTCTGTCATTTGCGCAGACTCGCGGCGTAAGAGAGCCGCGCGATAGTCCAACGCATCACGCACTATTTGCGGGTCAGGCATAAAGCACCAAACTTTAACATTGAGTTTTCTATTACCCTATTGACATGTACCGCAATATGTGGTACAATAGATACATAGAAGCAAACAGACAAACGCAAAGGAACGAACGATGAAAGCCACGCAGAAAACCACCACCTTGAGCGAAGCACACCGCATCGCAAGTGAAATGAAAAAAACCGGTAAATCAGTTGGATACTCATGGTCATTTGACACCGTGAGATGGCTACTACGCAACGCCACACCAGAAGGAATGGTGGTATGGTGCGACAGCCACAACACCGAAACCGCAAACTATTCATTCCGCCGGAGAGAATGGTAACCACCACCGGGGAGGGGCAACCCTCCCCATTTCTTTTTTAGCCTCCGTTGCGTCGTCAATCTGCGTGCATTCGCTGCGCAGACAAGTCGTAGAACGAACGTGCAGCCATTTCGCGTCAACGTCGTAGCGCACCGAATACGCCGAACAAGCGCCGCCTGCTATCGCCATTATTCTACCTCGCCTGCGTCAAACTGTTGTTGTGCGCGCATCATCGCGCCGGCAAGCGTGGATTGTTGTTGTTGGCTTTCTTCGTCTTTGTCCGCTTGCAGTTGCTCCAGGTCAGCCGCCGTCCAACCTTCGTCACGAAGGATGGTTGTCAGTGGCATTCCAGCCGCCACGCTGAGTTGTCTGATCTGCGCCTGCGTGAATGGCTGGACGGTCTCCGCAGGTTCCCACAATGGCGTAATGTCGTCGCCATCCTGGATGTTGAGCAGGAATGCACAGAGTTCCTTCCACGTTGCGCCAAGAGCCGCCTGATAGCGTTCTACTTTGCGATTGAGCGGCGCTTCCATCGCAATCAACGCCTCGCCGCTTGGATCGCCGCCTTGCTGAAAGAAGTAGTGTCTAGGCGTCTGCGTGATGACGCCGATTGACGCAGACAAGCGGTCAATGGCGTTCAGGTAGTTGGCTAAATCAGTCGTGGCAAACTCGCCAACCGTTGTCGGCTGCTCACCGGCTTGCGCGGCTGGTAGTTCCCAGATTTCGTTGGGTGCGTTGCGTAGTTGGCTGGTATCGGCGTTAGTAATCGCCCATCTTTGGCGGAACGCGCCAAACTCAGCCGCTATCATCATGTCGCCGAGCAGCTTGTTGATTGCGTCCTGGATCGGTACGACGTTGGTTAGCGTGCTTTGGATAAGGTGCCGGTCTCGCACAAAGTGAAACACCGGAACCACGCCGAACGGGTTTGCTTCTACGCTGTCCAGTTTGAAGGAGGCTGCATTGCCGAGGTCGCCAACGTTGCCGGAGTAACGTTCAACCCGGTCAGGATAGAACAAATTGAGCCACCATTTTTCATCGTCATCCTGCCACCACTTCGCAGCAAAGCGCTTCACCTTCGGGCGTTCGGCCTCGTACCAAACGTGACAAACTCTTGGATCATGGTAGTACGCTTCGATGTCTGCACCGTCACGCCACGCCACTACATAGGATTCCCCGGCAATCAACACACTTCTTGCAATGGCCTCGGCGTCACGGTTCAACCCGGTGCTCTGATAGATGGTGTTCAGTTCATCGGCTTCGGCGTCATCCTCACCAATGGCAAATTGCAACAAGTCGAGCCGATCCAAAACGGCGTCAACCACCAACGCACACCAGTTCTGTGTAAACCTGGTTTGCCTTGACTGGAACACCTCACGCAGTCTTTCGGCGGCGTAGCGGATCGGCTGATCACCTTCGTAGTACTGGAAAAATGGCGTCAACGCAATCGCTTTGTATTGCAGCGTTTCCACTGCGAGTTTCAGATCGTCCATGTTGCCTTATCCTTGCCTACTCTTTGCCGGTTTCGGCGGTTGCCTCACCAGCAAGTCGCTGATTGCCCAAACCAATGCGTCAAGACGATCAGGACTGTCGTCAACGCCCGGTTGCCACTCGCAAAGCTGATCTTCCATCGTGGCGAAGGAGCCGACATGGTGCACCTTGCCTTGCTCGTACAATGCCGCTATCGGTTCCGCCCTGGTGCGCTTGCCACGTGACGCATGTACCGCCCGGTATGACACATTCTTGTCAACGGTGCGCACCGTCAGCGCCACCATATCGCCGCCGTTGTTGGTCTCAGCTACGAGCCTATCGGCGCTCAGTTCATGGTACAGATTCACCGCCACCCTTGCCCACGTGTCAGGAGATGCACGCAAGGAACGGTCATCAAGCACGTAGTAATGCCCATCCACGCCCTGCCCCGCGGCGACAATGCCGGTTTCGTCGCTTGTTTCCTCAGCTGTCACTGCCGGGTCAATGGCAACCACTATACGAACAAAATAAGGCGCTTGCTTGACTCGGAACTGGTCAAGGTTCGCGCGTGTCCACAATGCGCCGGGGACATCTTCAAGCAACTCGGCGTTCAATTCCTGTCGCCCCAACCGTGTGCCTTCGTACTTGGCTATGATCTGCTCGAAAAATGCGCCTGCCAGATTCGCCCGGTTGTCGTAGGTGGTTCCTCGTGTGACATGACACGAGGAATCCTTCAACAGTTCTTTGATGATCGCCGTTGGGCGCGGCGTAGTGGCAATGGCAACACGTGGATTGGTGCCAAGACGCAAGCCAAATTGAAGCTGATCCCATGATTCACTGTAGCGCCACGATGCAAGTTCATCGGCTATGGCCCAATGGCATTGCGGCCCACGCAAGCGGTTCGGTTCATCCGCTGAAAATAGCAATGCCTTGCTTCCGTTTGGCCAAGTCAAACGTCGTTTGCTTGGTTCGTAGAGCGGAGGCTTTGACAAACTCATGAATCCGCTATGCCCTTCGACCAGTACATCCCTGGCGTCACCCGCCGTACTTGCCACAATGTGGCCGATGCTGCCCGGCATCGCTAGCGCCTGCTCGTTTGCCCACTCAACGATGGTTCTACTTTTCCCAAAACCACGCCCGGCAAGAAGCAGCCACTTCCGCCAGTTCCCAGCCGGTTCGACTTGCTCCGGCCTCGCCGTCAGCCGCCAGGGGTTAATCGTCGCTAGCAGGCTGTTGACTTGCTCTTTTTCGCGCGGCGTCAAAAATTGCCACAATTGCGGCAATTCGCTGTTCATCGGTAAGGCTGTCAACGGTTTTCACTTCTCCAGATAGGTTGACGTTCTGCTTTTCGCCGTATTCGTCGGGGTCGAGCCACTTGAGCCGCTTTTCCCACATGCGCCAATCGTCGCTGCCGGCGCGCTCCATCTCGCCCAGGTAGCGCAGCTTGGTTTTGACTTTGGCCGTCTGCATGGCGTGTACCAACCGTTTGGCTGGCAAGTAATGCGTGTGCGTCGAGTCCCCAGCCCAACGAAACCACTCATCAAGCGTTGTGACGGAAATCTCCGCATGGATGCAGATTTCCGATTTCTTGGTCAAGCCGCGGTCAACGGCCTCAACAAGAAGCTCTTGCGTGCGGTTGTTGAGCTTATTTAGTTTGTTGCCCGATTTGCGTCGCCTTCTCGCCATTTCTCCATCACTTCGTCAAAGTCGTCGTAGGACACCCAAGCGGCTTTGTTACTCTGTAACTGCCGCAACGCCTGATCTTTGCTATCCATGCGCACGTGTAGCACATTCGCTTTGCGTGTCTTGCCGTCAGGATAGATGACCACGCATGGACGGTAATCATCACTGGTTTTTGTCGTTGTCCAACTCACCTTGTGTGTCCTTCCTGTTCACAGAATAACAAAACAACATCAACAGATTGTTGATGTCAACGCACCAACCCGGCAAGCCAATCGGAAAGGACTTCAATCGGCGTGACCGGCTTTGCCCGTTTGCGCCCCTGCCACGGCGGAGGCAACGCGCCGCCATGCCTCGATGCCCGCTCCACGTTTGCCGGGTCGATCATCGGCGTGGTTGGTCTCAACCCCGCCCGGCAAAAAACGTACTCCGCCCAATTCGCCTGTTGACGATTTACCCACATCCACCGATGATACTCTCTTCGTTTTTTGTCTCCGTCCGGCACAAGTTCAACACGAACGGCGCGCCCGTATGCGTGAATGTCGTATTTCCTCAGCACGCTTTCCACTCCATAGCCAGGTGCGTCAATCCAACCGATTCGATGCAACCGACCGTGACGCATGACGCCGTGCAACAAATCGAGCCATCCGATCAAATCCATGCGATAGAGAATGTTTTCCACCGCAACCATCGTTTCTTGGTTCATGACAACCCTCCGTGACTAACATCCACACCGAGCCGCTCACCACTGGGAAGGCGCAATTCAGCGCGCAACCGCTTGCCAAGTTCAGATGCTACGCCTTTGTACGCTTCATATTGCGCAGCGTCGCCGCGTGCCAACTCCGCCATTGCCTCGGCCAGTTTCCGCACGCCCAACCCGCGCCCCTGCGCGTCCACTTGCAGCAATTCAGGATGACCCGGCAAGTACTCGCCGACCATCCATTCATACCAACCATCGGCGTTCGTCGGCGCGTTCGTCGGCTGTTCATCGCCCCTGTTCGTCGCCTGTTCACCAGAGGTAGGGGTATATGGCACCTCATCACGAACACCCTCACCAATCACCCGGTACTCGGCGTCAATCACCGGATCGGCTTTGCGAACCGCGGCGATTGCGTGCGGCACGATTACCCTCATGTCGAACGCCTTGAACACCGTGCCGCCAAAGTGGAATGTGTACGCAGGCAACTTGTCAGCGCGCCAGTAGCCGCCCGCCGCACCGTAGTTCTGCGGCAGGTAACCTGTGACCGGTTCTGCATTCGTGCTGATGCCCTTTGGCCATTTGTCCGACACGAACTGGTCTTCGATGACCACATGGACGCCGGTTGCACCGGCCTCGCGCAGTACCATCGACAACGGGTGCAACATGTCGTCGAGCACGCCATCCGCCTTTGCCTGATCGCACAATGCGCCGAACTCGCTGACTACTACCACGATTCGTTGTGGTGGATTCGGCAATTTGGCAATGTTCGGCGCGCCGTGCTTGCCAAGCATGGCATCGCGCTCTTGGTAGATGTCCATGAGCCGCTGCGCGACCTTCGCAAACTCAGCCGGGTTTCGTGTGTCAACAAATTCGGCTTTGTCGCTGAACTCCGACCAATCCTTGAAGCGGCGACGGTCACACACGATGACATGATGCCCAACTCGCAGTGCGTTCGTGGCCACGCACCTGATCAAGTTTGTCTTGCCGCTTCCTTGGCTTTTGCCGTGCACGCGCAGATGCGGCGCTTCCGGCATGTTCCAATGCACGATGTCAGCCGACTCTGTTTGCCCGATGACAAGTTTGGTTCGATGGTTGCGCATGATGGCCTCTTCGACCGGTATCAACTGCACCGGTTTCGACGGTTCTGGCATGTCAACAACCTTCGGAGCCTCAAGCATCTTTGGCGGCTTTTCGTCGTACTTGCCTGCTACCAGTTTTGCACTTGCCGCGTTGAGCAAACCGCTTGCTTTGAACTGACTGCCAAACCTGCTTTCGATGGCGGCGTCGCCGGGTGCCAACGCCTGCAAACTCGCCACCCGGCTGCGTGCAATGGCGGCTTGCAGGTGCAACTGTGGATCTGCGGTAAACATTTCTTGGATACCGTTGCGCCCGACGATCAAGGCAGGGGCGATTGTCTTGTTTACGTCGATGATCACGTCATGGCCAAGCACCTTGACACGCTGCAACGGAAAGGAGCCGTCACGTTGCCGCATGTTTTCATTGCGGCGCTTGGCCACCCAAACGCCAAGCCACGTCAACCCGGTGAGCGCGCCGAAGAGCATCAAGCCAACCAAGCAGTAATACGCCAAGTCCAACGTCTTGGCGGTGAATTGCTCGATGTGCACGCCGATTCTCTGCGCCGTTTGCCAGTTCAACGCGAACAGCGCGCCGAAAATCAGCATGACGCACAGTGTTGCCAGTGTGAGGAGTCGGTTTAGGAGTTCCATGCAATGCTTCCTGTCAAAAGCATTGCATCGCGTGGACGATTGTTGTATGATTCTCTGCGTTGCATCGCCCACACGATGCAGCCAAGGGGCAGGATGTTTTCAGCATCGCTGCCCCAACTATTTCATCATTCTAGCACAGTTGTTTCAATGATTCAATCCGATCACCTACCTAACACCTCGTACAACTCCGCTCTCTTTTCAAATGCACCGATAGCCCAAAAAACCATACCAGATTTGCCGTAATTGTTTGTGCCGTTGTATCGATGATGCTCATTCCGGCGCAGATTATCCAAAGCCTGAATGTACAAACCTGCCGGACTTGGATAAGCGTCACCTTTAGCAATGCCACCACGCTGCAAAAATGCCAAAATAACGTGGTGTCCTGATTGTCTCTGCAATTCCTGATAATGCAAATAGTGATGCAAATCAATGCCCGTCACCCAATCGCCTGTATTCCTGTGCATCGACCATGCTGATTTGGTTTTAGCTTCAACCCAAATCACATTGTCAACCTTGAACGCAAGCATATCAGGAGCAATCAGCCGCTCGCCAGAAGTGAATACGCGCGGCCCTTTGCTAGCATCCTCTGGAACGTCGTAAACCGGCAAAACCACAAACCCACGACGTATAAACCATTTCGCTATCACGCTTTCGCCAGTCTGCCCAACGCTTAATTGCTGCTTGAAGTGCATGTTAGTGGCTATCATTGACCATTGCCTCCCATCCAAAACGTGAAAACTCCCTATTGAAATTACACGGTTTAACACCAATGTAAATCAATGCTTGCCCCTGCAATGGAGCGCCTGTCTCCCCATCTGGTTTCCAAAAACGCACCCGCCCACGCGGGAAAACTACCGAAGATGCTACGCTGATAATGTCCTGAAACCATGCCGTTTCCGTCGCATTGTTCACAAGTATGATAGCCTCTGGAATGTCACCGTTTTCAACATGCTCAACCAACTTAGTGGCGAAACACCCGATCAAGTCACTAGCATACGGAGGATTCATCCAAGTTCTACCCTGCCAATGCTGACTTAATCCGTCATCCTCAACGGTGTAATAGATTTCAGCTTTCACCGTCTGATTGGCAATGTCCGACGATGCCGGATCAAGTTCTATCGCACCCATGACACGCCGTGCCGCTTCGATGTACTCTACCGGCGTATACCACTCATTGTTACCAGAGTTGAAGGAAACATGCGGCTTCAACGTCTGCGCAGGTTGCAGCACAAACGTTTCAACATGCCCGTTTGCATCCTCGACATTCACCGCATTCGATGCAGCATCAAACACTGATTCTTCGGATTCCTCTTCGTCGTCGTCATCCGCTGCCCAAGCAGGTAAAGGGTAAGGCGTAGACATTTCAGCAGGTTTTCGGTACTCGTTGACAACCGCTTGCACGTGCGCCGCAGTAACCTTGCCGTTTGTGGCTGTCTCTACTGCACGCTGCCACGCTTCCCGCTGCTGCTCTGGTTCAAGCGTGGTGAGTGGGCGAATCTGCCGTTCCGCTGTCGGCAGAATGGGTACCGTGGTACCCAAATTTGTCGCCACCTCCGCAGCCGCAATCAGCTTGTTGGCATAGTTGCGTTGCATCCCCCACCGCTCACGGCAATAGTCCTCAAAGGTTCCGTGCGTCTGCCTGTACAACCGTGAATCACGTATCTCCAACAATGCATTGCCGACATGCACGAAGGTTTGCATACCGGCGTCAATCACCGATTCCAACACTTCGAGCCGCTGCGATTCCGCCACCGTGATTACTTCGTTCATCTTCCTACCTTCCTATTCAAATACGCGCAGAGAGCGTCATTGCACCCAGGTTGGAAGCCGTCTACACGCCGAGCATTTGCCCTTTGTGCTTTGGGGTGCAATGACGCTCTCTGCGTCAAAGCTACGTATGTAGGACAAAAAATATTGCCCGGCTTTGTGGGTAGACGGCTTCCATTCGTCTGCCTATGATTATACATCATCTCCCCACCCGCCGCAATAGAGCAGTGACCATCGCCACGCCCAAGACCACCGAGCCGCCTGTCACCATGCCAAGCGCAAAGACGGCAACACCCTGCATTGTGTCCATTTTCCCCCTCATTCCATGCGCCGCCAGATGCCATCTTCCAGGCTAACCGGCAACACACGACATAGTTTGGCCAAGAGTGACCACGCTCCGCCATGCGTGATCCCTAGTATCTGCGCAACGTCCGCGGTGCACAGTGGCACACCATGCGCCAACTGCCACACGACGATAGCTACACGTTCTGTTGTGACCATCTCTTCGACATTCTCAGGGATGTGAATCATTGTCACTGCGCTCAATCCTTATCTCAAGTCTAGGATTCGCCTTGTCTATCTTCACACGTGGGACAACGGTCTCCACCCATTTGCCGTCGTCGTCGGGAATCACCCAACCTTTGAGCGCGTCAACGTAGAGCTTTGTGCACACGTTGTCGGCGTCCATCGGTGAGCTTTTCACATAGGCTGTCACTTCGATTTTGACACGCTCCGTCACCGGCCAGCCGAACCCGTCAACCACTTCAGCCGGAAACGCACTGCGCACCACCAACCAAACCCGGTCTTTCTCCGCTTTGCGCTTCGACCAGTGCCCGCCTGCATAGAAGGCGTTCCAGGAGATTGGCCGTTCATCCGGCATCGTGATAACCAGAGGAATCATGAGAACAACTCCTTCCAATTTGGGCGTTCGCCAACTTTGTCGCATTCATCCATGTAGCACTGCATCGAGTCCGTGATGCTGAGCAAGTGACGCCAAATCATGTCACGTGCCTTTTCATCACTGCGTGCCTTCCGAAACAGATTGATGATCGGCGGCTGTCCTTCGCCGTCGTCGCCCAGGAATGACCACGCCGCCGCGCGGACACCTTCCATCGCATGAGATATGCGCCAACCCTTGTTCTTTTCGAGACAGCCAACGCACTCGCAGTCGGGCGGCGTCGTGTTATGCGCCTCGACACCTTTGACTGCGCACATGCCTTGATAGAGTACATCTGCATCCTCAGCGATTTTGTACGCATGTTGCGCCATCTCTATCAGTTTTTCGATGGCCGCGGCGTATGTCTGCGCCTTGCCAGTGTCGCCCGCTTCAATGGCCACCTGCCGCATCTGGTACGCGCGGTGAATGCGCCCGGCGTAGCATAGCGAAAGCGTGGAGCCGTCCGCTTGTGCAACCTGGTGCGGCGCGTAGGCCAGCGCCATGAGTCGTTTGGCTTGCACTTCGGCTTCTTCGATGGTTGTCGGTTCAATAATTGCAGTTGTCATTATGTCGCCTCTTTGCTTATGAGAATGGTAATTCTGATACGTTTCGTTCATACAATGCTTTGGCGTTTGGCAGAGTCTCGACAAGCTGCACGCGCCATCTGCCAGCAAAGACGCCGCCAAGCAGACGCAGCGCTTGCCAGTGCGCAGCGTCGCCAAGGTCAACGTCAACATAGCGCCCGTCACCGCGCACGCCGATCCACACCCGTTGATGCTCGCCGCCGCGCGGTGCAGGCAAACCAGCCATGACCGGAAAACGCCCCTTGCCCTTTTTGCGCAGCGGCGTCAGTGCGGTGAGCACATCCTTGCCATTCGTGAGAATGATGACGTTCTCTGCACCGATTGTCTCAGCATCCGCCAACGCCGCGGCGATTGCCTGCCACGTTGCGCCACAATGCTCAATGACGCCTGTTCTCAGCGTCCCATCGGCGGCAACCAGCGAGCCAACAACGGCGGCGCTTTGGCTTTCCACGTGCACACCGAGAATGATTGTGTTCGGCGTCTGTGTGTTGATATTTAGCATAGTTTAGACTCATTCTAATGTACTGACGTAACGCCCTTTTTTTCCTAAAGGTAGTACAAGGGAATATTTAGACCTTGATCACGGAAAAAAAGAAAATGCTTGTATGAGTTACTAACTTTAGAAGTTACTTCAGTAACACAGTTACATTTACCCTTTTTACTCTGGAGGATCGTGTTACTGACGTGTAACTGTGTTACTGACTTCTTCATTACGCTGGTTTGCATATACCGTTAGAATTACCTTAATGAAAAAATGCTCTTGTTTGTAACTGAATCAGTAACAGGAATCCGGCGATTTTCAGTATCAAACGCCAAGCGCCTGTAGCATGTCCTGGTTAGCAAAATCGTCGCCGTCGAGCGCCGTTGGGACAAGGTGCAACACACGTGAAACCTTGTCGCCGATGCGCACGGCCTTGGTTGTCTGCGTCTTGTCCTTCGATGCAATGACGCCGATTTTGTCCAACTGACTGTAGAGCGCCTGAGCGGACAACAAGAGCGTATTGGAGCCGCCCAAGCGCCGCGCCGCGCTAAGTGCGATATTTGGCAACAGGTAGAAACCTTGTGCGTCCATCCATCCAAGAACCTGGTTCGGATTGGTAAAATCTGTTTCGCCAATCTCACGGCGAAGGAAAACGTATTGCTTGGATGCAACCAGCTCGCGCAGAATGTTGAGAAATTGCTTTGCTTCCAACGCTTCCGCCGTGTTGTTTGCCATAAACGTTGCAATGGCCAGTAGTCCATTGGCGTACTGTGTGCGGTACTGTTCCAAGATGGAGCCAAAAAGCGGATGACGGAGCGCAACGCGCCACGTCATTTCATTGGCGGCTAGACTCTCTGCAATGCGGTTTGCGTTCGTGGTGTCCTCTCGGACGGTTGTCATGTACGTAGCCCAGCGCGCCGCAACACTGTCGAAATCTCTGCCAACTTCCTTGATAACTGCCTGTGCATCGTCTGACATCAACCATGTGAGCCACGCCCGCCCGATCAAAGGCAAATGCTTTGCGTTGCGCTGCGCCTGCGCCAACTTGGTATTTCTGACGCCGCGCTGCCAGGGGAATGAAATCACGAACAGGCGCGCCAGTGTTGCGGCGTCGTGCACCGGTACATCTTCACCTGTACAGATGGGGAATGCATGAATGGGTGCGGCTGGTTTGACGGTTCCATCTCGCATGGAGCGTTCACGGTTGGAACCCTCGACGATGTTGTGAATCAGGTTCACGAAGCCGGTTGCGCCATCTCCGGTGTTCGGCTTGTAGTTGTCAATGAAGAACGGGAGATCATGTGCGGCCGTCGCGTACGTCATCAATGCATTCCTGGTTGCACCTTCGCCCCACTTCAACAATGACGCATCTTCCATAAACGTTGCGCCGAAACAGCACATGATCGTCTGCACCCACGACGTTTTGAGCGAGCCGGTTCTACCCTGCACGAAGCAGCCATACTTTTTGGCTTGCCACGTGGCGCGCCGATGAAGCGGAGCATTCAGCATCGAAACGAAGATCGGCACCGTCACGCCCGCGTCAATTGCCGACAGTGCGTCATCGAGCGCCTGCACTGCCTTTGTTTGATTGGTTCCAGTGTCGTCAATCGAATATGGCAACTTGGCAGGCAGTTCAATTTTGTGTTCCGACTTGAGTCCAGGAATGAGGAATCCGCCGTCATGCCACCCGGTATGACGAAAGCGCCGCGTTTGCTTGATGTTGTCAGGCGGCGTCAATTTCTTGATGGAAGAGCCGAGATGGCCCGCCATGCGGTAATGTGTCGTGTCGAGTGCGCCGGCTGCCTGTTCGAGAATGCCTCTGAGTGCCTTATCATCCGCAAACTTGGTGGCTGCAATTTCCACACGGAAAGCGCCGCCGCGCTTGGCAACACCTTCGATGATAGATGTCTTTGATCCGTCCTCATCAATGATTTCCTCGACTGTCAGCGCGTACCAGTCGCAGACTGGCCGCTCAGTGATTTCGCCGTCCTTGTTCTGCGTGCAGTGCATCGTGATGCCGTCCGTAATTCGGTATGGCCAAGGATTGTGCACAGGCTTCTCTGCCGGTTCCCCACCCTCATCCAAGAAAGCCTGTGCATCGTCCGCCGTAACGTCAAGATCGCCGGTGTAACCGGAGTTACGATTTTCCTTCTTGGCAACCTCTGACAAATCTCTTGGTTGCTGCGACCCGGCATCGAGACCGCTTGTCAGCGTGGCGAGTGTTTCAGACTCACCAAGTCCGCACTCTGCCGCCGCGCTGCGCAGCGCGGCTTCTGCCTCTGAGCGTTCCAGCGCACCCGCACCGACAAGTGTGCCAAGCGAAAACGCCGCGGCGTTCAATCGTTCGTTGCGATTGCCTTGCCCGGCGTTTCTCAATTCGTCGCACTCCATCGTCACCGCCTGCTCGACATACCTGCGCAGCGCATCGGCGTTCGGCGTCGTGCCGGTGCCGTTCGTGTAGGTGGTTGGCGCTTGTTTCGGTGATTCCTTTTTCGTTGGTTCTGTGGTCAATGACCGATAAATTGCTACAATATCCACGGTTGCGCTCCCTGTTCCGGTTCTTCGTTCAACCACTCATACACACCGCCGCTTGGATGGTGCGACCCTGGAAGCGCCGTGTAATGCCCTGTCCAACGCAACTCGACAAACGCCCCATCCACCTCGGCAACCGGCCTGCGCTCCTTGCCCTTCGGAATGTCCAAAGGTTCCTGAGTGCGCAGCCACAAATGGAAACCGTTGCCCGGCGTTTTCACCGTCCACGGGTAGTCTGCTGGCAAGCTAAACTTTTGCATGAAACCTTGCAGCGTTTCTTCTGGACAATGGTCGAAGTCAAAGCAAACCAAGTTGCCTGAAATCGGCCCACTGATCGCAGCAATGCCGCGCACATCCGCCCACCAAGCCGGTTCAAGCAATGCATCGAAAAGCCTGCCTTCCTGCTTGGTTGATTCCCAATCTTCCCAACGAAAACGCAACACGCCGCCCGTCTTGCCGACTCCGACAACCACCGGCCGTTTGTCGTTGCCGAGCGGAACAATGTTGAAGCCGAGCGAATGGTAGTACCGTGCGAGCGTCCTCCAGTGGATAGCAGCTTCTTTAGCGTTCATGCGTACACCTTCTCTCCGTCCAAATAGCGCCAGTGTGTAATGGTAGCCATTACAAAGTTCTCATTTGGATAGCGCCAATCCAACCCATCCCAAAAGACTTGCACCCACGCCGTGAGCACCCACGCCTCTACCACCTCGCGCACGGCTGGATAGCCTGTAATTTCAACAACACCCATGATCTGATGACTCCTATAGAAAAAAAGGCTGCCTTCCAGTCTGTGCGCAACACCTGGAAGGCCTTGACTCGGTTCCACTTACGACGATAAGGAGAGTCAAACTCGCCGTGCGCAACTAATGCCGAGCGCCAGGAAGATTACTGTTTCTGGCTAGTTCGTATGAGTAGCGCTCTAGATTTTGGGAGCATAGCTTTGTACTAATGCGACATCCGCTTGAATGGCACGCCACAAATCCCGTGGTGTAATCAGATTTGCTTTTACGGCAACCCGCACTGGATTTTGCATTCGATGTACAATCAGCCATCTCAGTATTTGAGCGCACTTCTTCTTATCGTCTGGATCAACGCCTAAAAAGTTTCTTGCCGTAGCAAATTCTTTAATTACATTGAGTGCCATACCGTGCTCTTGCAACATGGCAACTCCACCGGGTAGATATTCTTCAATCTTGAAATAAACTTCTCGGATCGCCTCCGGTGCGTTATTTACATCGAATCCACCGGCTGGACTAAGCACATAAACCCATGCCTTACTATCAATAGGCTTTGTTGACGCATTCAATGTAGCCCAGCCGTCTTGAAGTGAAAGCGGCAATCGAATAATCGGAATCTCACCTAGCTTTAAGTAAAGGGCAGCGGTTGTTCTACGATGACCGTCGATAATTTCGTAGTTATTTGCCGTGATAACTGGCACAACAAACCCTACCCGCTTGATTCCTTCGATGAGCGTTTTCATCTTCTTGTCTTTTAGATTGACTCTCATCGGTGGATTGAATCCAGCCGGTTTCAACTGCTTTGGATTGACCCACTCAATTTGGATTTTCACGATTGTTCTCCTTGTTCACTAAGCGCCGCAAGCCCTGCGTCAATCACATCGCGCCAAGCCACACCCAAAGCGGCGCGGCGTTCGTTCTGCTCCGCCGATGCGACAGGACGCACCAACTTTGCCCGTTTGCGCGAAAACGCCGTAGAGCCGCCTATTTTCGTTTCGCCGTGCAAATCAGTATCTATGTACTCTAAGCGGTTTTCCGTTGAATCTACCCCGGTGTTACTAGGGTAACATTTGATGCTAGGTTCCTGCGCTACGTTACCATTTACGTGTAGCGTCAAATCATGCGAATTTGCCACCAAAATGACATGCTTGGCGCGTCCGTCGCCTGCCAGCCAAACCGAAGCATCTGCGTGTGCGTGGTGGGCGACTGCATCGGTAATCGTGGCAGGCAACTCAGGCAGATTCACCGCCCGCCGCAACTCGCAACGCATTTGGCGCGTTAGCTCGTAGTCGCCGCGTTCGTAACGTGACCACGCCGCTTTGCTGTATTGCGACTGCATGACGCCGATCAGCTTGTCGAGGCTGAGGTTTTGCCGCAACTCGGCAAAAATGTCTTTGTAATCCTGATCGGTGAGATTGTCCTGTGTTGCGTTCGATGTAACCAGAGTTACAGGTGTCATTGCTTCACCTCGCGTCGTTCGTGGATACCGTGCGCTTCAAGACAAGCCGCGGCGACCGCGGCCACTTGCAGAACTTCCAGCAAAAGTGATTCCTTTGTCTCCTTGACGAAAGCATGTTCCGCCTCGCGCAGTTCTTGCCGCAAAATCACCAGATAATCGCCGATGCTGAGATTGCGGTAGAGAATGCCGCCGTACTTGTCATCTTGGTAGCTGCGTTCACGTGCAACTGCATCGAACACATTTGCAATGTCAGGCATAGACATATTCCCCTTCTCTGAGATACTGCGTAGTAGGCACCGTCTTGGTTGGCTTATAGCTGTGGTGCCCGGTTTGTGGATTGTGATAGCGTGTGTCATCATCCGTCGAGCAGCGCGGGCACCCGCTCCACTCAGCCGGAAACGTTTCACCGCACTCCGTACAAGTCACTTCATTTGGATGCACAATGATCTTGTTCATCGCACACCCCACGCTACGAATGTTCTGCCGTTGGCTTGCCACACCCGGCGCGGGGTGTCAAAACAGTGCAAGCCCTGATAATTTCGCTGTTGTTCAATGATTTCGGTTGCTTTTCCCTTGGCGGCGTCAATTTCCTTTTCAACATCACGGAAGCGGCGCGCACCCTGTCGTCTTGTCCCGCTCGCAACGCCGGTTTTCTGCTGCGTGAATCCTGCGCGCTTTACCAGTTCGCCCCACTCGACATGACAAGATTCGCGCAGTGCGTTCGCTGAGTAGCACTCACTACCGCGCACCTTGTTGTATTCATCCCTGGTCGGTGCGATGCCATTGACAGCAAGCTCCTGAATTCGCTTGATGGCTTTTTCGATTTCCTCTTCTGGCGTGCCAAACTTGATGCGCGGTACAGGAAAACCCGCCATTTCCACCAATTTCAACCATGCCAGCCCGCGCCGCTTGAACGTGTCAGAACCCAGGCAATCCCCCCGATTTGCGTCGAAGATGCGCACCGTTGGCGGCTTGCCGTCCTCGGCAAGTTCCTGAATTCGCTTGACTGCCTTCTCTACCTCTGCATTAAAATTTCTTACGCCCACAGTACATCTCCATTCTCTTCATACTGGATTGCTTTCACGATAGGCAGCGCCTCTTGGCGCTTGGTGCGCCCGCCTTTGAATGCCTGTAATGCCTTCTGATCCGCCGCTGTAACCTGAGTTACAACGGTTGGTTTGCACTTGCGAAGGAAGTCATCAACCACCGACGCATTGCTCAGCACTGGAGCCGGAGGTAAAGCCGGAATCACCAATTGTCTGCCGTACTGCGCAGACCGAACCCGGCTGTCCAAAATAGCAATGACGCCCTTGTCGGTGTGCGTGCGGATGAGTCGCCCCGATGCTTGCTTCAACTCAATGACCATCCGCGGCACTCTCAAATGATGGAACGGATACATTTCCAGCGTCTTGCCGGAAACGCCCTTGCTGCGTGCAAACTCCATCAAACTAGCCTCCATTGCCGCAAGCAACGGGTTTGGAGCCTCAAATGGCATCTTGTCTACGATGACTAGACGAAGTGCCTGCCCGTCAATCGACACACCTTCAAAGAATGACTTCGTAGCAAAAAGAACGGCGTTGCCGTCCTCACGGAAGCGGCGTGCAATCTCAAGTTTTGGCATTTCGCCTTGCTTGAGTGTCTGCCAACGATTCAACCAAGAATTGCGCAGGCGTTCGGCTGCGTACTCCATCATGCTGATCGAGGTGAAGAGCAGGAAAGCGCCGCCGCCCGATGCCCGTACCAACCGATCCATTTCCTCAACCGCCCATTCTCGCCACGTCACGTCCTGTGGTTGCGGCGACGTGCCGTTGGGCAGGTAAATCATGGCGTTGTCAGCGTAGGGGAATGGTGAAGCGGCAATCATCCTGTACCCGTCAGTTAATCCGCATTCACGCATGAATGCAGAGAGGTCAGGAGCCGCAAGCGTAGCCGAACAGAAGATGACCGGCTTCGAAGTGCGTGGCATGGTTTGCGGTGCGTCATGGTCGAGCGCCAACCAATCGTTTAAGAACATCGTTTCGGCGTCGCCTGCCACGTCCACATAATTGATGCACTCCGGCCCGTATGGACGGCCTTCCAGGATGGCTACCTTGTCAGCCGTCAAAGTGCGGTGACAGCGTGCGCAGTGCGTGTAATGCGGCGTCTCGATTTCGCTTGTAACCGGAGTTACACCGGCAATCGAGCCGATAAACATGGACACATCCGCCGGAGCCGCCTTGAGCACTGGCATTTCGCTCGACTCAATCCAGCGCACCAACTCACCCGGCTGCGCCATCAAGCGCACCTTGTCGGATAGATTGCGCACCTTGTCGGCGCGTCGCTTCTGCTTGCGGCTTGCCGTGTCGGTTGGCAAGTCCTCATCTGTCCACATCTCCTTGGCCAAATCGAGCAGCGTTTCAGCCAACGATAACCCTGCATCGAAGGTGTGTTGATTGGTTCCGATCTGCGCAGGCGCTTTGCCGGTTTTGGCATCCTTCGAGGCCTCGATGTAATCCACAATCTGCCGCTCGAATTTTGCGCCCAACTCCATTGCATCGTTGAACGTGTCCAGGTATTCGACATACTGCTGTGCGGCGTCGATTGTTTTTACCATCGCACCGAGCCGCACCTCAGCACCGATAGCATTGCGTGCGTAGTCCGGCAGCTTGTGCGCTTCATCCACGACAAGTACTTCGGCGTTGGGCAGGATACCGGCTGATGGATACAGTTCATGCACACAAAGCAACGCATGGTTTGTCACCACCACATCGGCGTTCTGCCGCTTGGCCTTGGCATCGTAGTAAAAGCACTCGTAGTACAACGGACAGTACTTTCCGCCGCAGTCATCATCTACCGTAAAATCGCTGAGTTCCTGCCATGTGACCGGAAAATCGATTGTTTCGACGTTGCCATCTTCGGTTGCGTCGTACCACGCCGCAAGTTCCTTCGTCTTGAAGCCCTTCTCCCCGGCTTTCAGCTTGCAAGCGTAATTGCCCTTGCCCTGTGCAAGCACAATGCTTTTGCCCGGAAAGATGCCAGCCAGAAACGGCAAATCCTTCGACATGAGTTGTGCTTGGAGCGCCTTGTTGCTTGTGCTGATGACAACCCGCTTATTCATCGCCATGCAGATAGCGGCGTATGCGTATGATTTGCCGACACCCGTCCCTGCTTCCACGATGGCAGGCTGATTGGTCTCGATGGCCCGTTGCACCATGCGCGCCATGTGGAGTTGAGGTAGACGCACTTCGTAGTTGTCGAGCCGCTGCGCAATCAAACCATTTGCACCAAAGATCATGTCAGCGTAGGACGGCCATCGGCATGTCAAAACGTCCCCGTTTTCTTCCTTGAGTGCGTAATCTGGAACGCCTGCCGCCTCGGTGAGCATCTGCCAGTTTGGACGGTTGCCGGTAATGCGTAGTTGGAAATATCCATCCGTCACCGTCACCGACTGCCGCGCCGGTTGATCAGTGCAGGCACTCTCCCAAAGTCTTATGAATGTTTGTTTCAGATCGTCCATTGTGGAAACTCCTTGTTTGATAGACTACAGCATTGCGAGTTGCTTCAACTCGTTGTGTGGAATGCCTTTTTTGAGGCAATTAAGCAGCACAATGAGTCGTCTTGGGTCGTTTGTTTCTTCTGGTGCAATGTCGTGTGTCCAGTTTGCGCCTAGCATGGTTCCTACCAATTGCACGTCACGCCCATTTGGTGCGATGCGTGCAAACATATGCAGATCTGTTGTTCGTTTCCGCAATACAATTTTTTCGCCGCTCCATCTTCGTGACACAGAGGCAACATCTACTGCAATTAGTTTTCCAGGAATCTTCAAAAAGAAATCTTCCTTAGACCACTTCTCCCAATCACCGGCGTTACTGGCTGGCCTGTAGAACTCTGGATAATTTTCACGAAACCAGTCCGTTACATGTTGCTCAATGACTAGACCCTTGCAGCGCGTATGCATATCAGTTTTTTCTTGCATGTTGCCTTGCGTACGCATCAAAGTGACATACGCGCCTTCGATGCCGGATGTGACATTGCCTTCGATTGTGATGGCTGTATCTTTAGCTGATGAGTTGAACAGGTCTAATTGTTGATTTTGAAACCATCGGCGGCGCGCCATCAAACAATATGGCTTTTCAAGGTAAACGACACCGTGTTGCCTGTGCATGGGCAGCTTCTCGCGTACATCCTCGCTTACTTTATCCATTGCCACGTCTTTGACTGAGTAGCCAAGTAAATCTATGGCCTCTTTGGTCAGGTCGTTGTAGCGCATCGGCATCAATTTGCTTTCGAGCACGCGTACACATGCCGGAAACAAATCGGTCATTGAAGGTACAATGCTCATTCTCCAACCCTCCAGATAATCAACTCGCGCGTGATGACAAGCAGCTTGCGGTTTTCCTTTGCCCAGTTCACCTGCTGAGCGTTGTACTGTTCTGTCGAGTACGGAACAGACACACGGTTTTCAAGTGTGAGTTTCTTGTTGCCGACATTGCGCACCAAGTCGGTTACGTGGTCAGCAAACTCGCGGCCCGGCGTTTTCCATTGCGTAGGCTGAATCAATAGCGCAATCACGCCTTTGGACTGCCGCTTTGCAATGTCTCTAACGATACCGGTCAACGTGTCGGTAAACTGGTTAAGCTCCATGTTTGCCAAGTCGGTTGGATCGTTGCTGTATTGTCCTTCTGCCTGCTTCCAGTACGGAGGATCAAGGTAGGTAAGCGTCACCTGTGACCAGTTCCTATTGAGGTTTGGCGCGCCGTCAAGTACTAGGTCATGCTTGCGAATTTCGTTCTCACGTTCCACGATGGGCTTGCGGTCGCTGACACAGTAACGGCGTAGGCGTTTTCGACAAACGTCAATCGTCGCACCACCACCGGCAAACGGATCAACTACGATGTCAAACGGCTGTGTGTAGAGGTACAGCAGGTTATCGACAATCGCCTGTTCGGAGTTGCCGAAGTGACTCACGCCGTTGGTTTTCTTGGCAAACGTCCATACGTTGTACAGCGGGGGAACGTAATCAGAGTCCATGTAATCCGATGATAGTTTCAGATTTTTTGGCAACGTTTCCGAAATATCCGAAAGTGCATCTTTTACAGGCTGAACAGACAAATCTAACGCCTCTGCGATTTCCTCGTATGTCATCGCAGCCATCCACATGTTGAAAATGCGTTCCTTGCGTTCCTCTCTGATTTGCTTGTCAACGTCGCCAAGATAGCTTTGCACTGAGCGCAAGGAAACAGAAAGCGTCTGCGCAATGGCCTGCTTATCCATGCCAGTACCGGCGTTATAAAGCCGGATCGCCATCTTGCGCTTGTCCTGCTCGCCAAGTTGCAAGCCATGGGAGGCATTGCGCTGAATTGCTAATGCAAGCAATTCCAGATCGCTATTGGTCTGCGTGATGGTGACGGCGATTTCGTCGGCTTCCATCTTGCGGTGAGCCGTCCAACGGTGAAAGCCGTCGATCAATTCATTGTGCTGATTGATTTCGATAGGTGGTAAGACTTCCAGATTTTCAGCATAACGCTGGATCATTGCCGGATCGGACTTGATACGAGGATACAAATCCTCGCGATAGACAATCTCAGAAACCAGTTTTGTACCAGTCATGGTTAGCATTCCTCAGAAAGTCGTTACCGTGGTTACAGCATCGCCGTAACCACGGTAACGACATTGAACTACACCCCCAACGCGCCCAAATCCACATTGCTTGCAACCACTTCCGGCGCTGCTTCCTCGGTCACTGCCTCGCCGCTTTCCTGGTCAGGCGTCAGGTTGTCCCACGCCGTGACCCACGTGGTTGACGCATCAACAAACAAGTTCTTGGCGACTTCCAACAACTCATTGCCGACGTAGAACGCACCCAAGTTCTTGACTTCTTGCGGCTTGTTCGGCAATCCCAACGGAATCGGCGTGATGATGTGGCGTGTCGAATTGCCGCTTCCAACCTTGTCGAACACCGGTTCGTCTTTGGCATCACGGTTGGCACCAACCGGAAGCCAGAAGGCGAACAACGGCCACTTCTTCCGGCTTGCCTGTGTGGTCAGGTTAGCCGCGGTGATGACTGTCTGCTGAAACCGACCCAAGCAGCCCAACGAATCCCGGTTGTTGCCCTCGAATGCAAGCGCCGACATGCCGCGCAGCGTCAGCACGATAGCGCCTGCATCTTCCAACCCACGCACCAAGCAAAGAATCTGGAGCCGCCCTGACGCCTTGCCCGCCGCCTTTGCCTTGTCGTAGGACTTCCACGGAAAGACCAACGGACGCCCGCCGCCATCCGGGTAGACTTCCCAGCGCTTGCGCATCGAGATGACGCTGATCGCCACTTGGCGCTTCCACCACCCCGATTCCTCTTTGCCGTCTGCGTGCGTCCAAGACGTTTTCTCCCATCCGGCCTTGGTCATCAATTCGTCGTCAATGGCATCGCTCTTGATGAAGAAGCCGCCCAGGTAGTCCATACCCCCGGCTTTTTTCATCTTCTGATCGCCGGTGTGCCACTGCATGATCGGATAGATTGGACCGGCGTCGCTGATCATGCTCTGGTCGATGCCCTCGACCGCGGACGGGTCGAAGGTGTTGCCATTGCTGTTCAAAAGGTCATTGAGGTTAGTCATGATTCTGGCGCTCCTTAAACGCCGAGTGAATCCAGTGAAGATTTTCCATTGCCGAACTGCTGCGCATCGAATGCCGCTGCATCGGCTGATGTAACGTAGGTTGTATTGTTGTCACTTCGCGTGGCGTAGCTGGTTGGCTGGAACACCACATCACCAAGGCTGTCCGTTGTCGTCACCGTGACCGGCGCTTTGGCATTGCTCAAGTACTGCATCAATCCTGACAGCAATTGAGCCTCAAAGCAGACCGCGCCGTATTGCCGTGTCAGCATGTCTACCTCAACCTGGAGCGTGTCCAGTTCTTCCGCCTCTTGCCGCTGCGCCTTGATGAGCCGCTGATAGGCTGCGTCTTGCGCCAACGCCAACGCCAAGCGCGCTTTGCGCTCCTCGGCGTTCTTGCCTTCGATGTTTAGCGCAATGGCCTGTTCATGCTGCTCGACAAGCCGCTTGGTGTCTGCGCTCTGTCGCTTGAGCACGGCCTTGTCGCCTTCCGCCGCGGCAATCTCTGCCGGCAGGTTGGACAAAGACGCCATCAACGCTTTGTACTGCTCGAAAATTTGTTCTTTCATCTCTTGACTCCTTGTGATAAACTGAGGATGAAGCAACGTTCCTCTACTACCCCGACTCCTGTCGATGCTTGCCAGTGATGCGCACTGGCAAGCATCATTTTTTACCGATACTCTGCAAACAGCGGTGTACTGTAACTGCGCATAAGTTCAAGATTGCGCTTTGGGTCGAGAGCCGGGTCATAGTCTGGCAACTCGACAGCCTTGACTTTGGTTTGATCTTCGCCTTCAAATTCGGTATCATCTTCTTCGTGGTCATAATCAGGTTCACCGTCCAAATCGGCGATTGCACGTTCGATGGCGGTTTCAGCGCTGTCCGCTGTGACAACACAATCCAGGTTGGCTACGCAATGGTAGAGTCGGCTTTCATACCATTCATAACGACCGGTGACGTGGTATTTCATGATTCTCCTTACACTGCGATGAACGTTTCGCAGATGCCCGCCAATGTGGACAACGGAACAAGTAAACCCGTTGCATGGTATGACGGATTCTGCGCACTCTTGACTATGCATTCCTCCTTCCACTGACTGAGATGGTTCCGCAGCGTGCACGGCCTGAACACATACACATGCTTCCCCGGCACGATGTAGGCGATGAAGTCGGCTTCACACGTGAGCGCCCACCCGCTCTTGTCGCCTGACTCCAACTCGATGAAGGCATTGCCTGACGTTGCCGCTGTGTAATCCGTCTTGTATTCGACCGTGATTTTCTGCTTGGCCTGCTTGCCGACCATCACACGGTCAATGCCGTGCATCTGCTGTTCCGGCGTAGCTGGCTTGACATCGAAGAACACGGAGAACATTCTATCTAGTAGACTTTCGCCTTTGTTGCCTAGTGCCTTTGCCTGCTGAAAACCGTTCACCGTGTCACCTCCATGATCACCAACCACACCAAGAAACCGACGATAAACACCCATTGCCAAAAATCGTGATTGAAGCGGAGCCGATACCGGCGTTTCGGAGCCGGATAGCGTGCATATCTGCGATAGGGGAACATCATTCCACCTTTCCAGCCATTGCCGCCGCCGCCCATAGCAGCACGGCCAGCGCCGTTGGCACGCCGATCAGCAGTGCCGCCAGCAGCAGGCAGAGTGTTGGCGTCATGGTTGCGGCTCCTCAAATATCGGATCGCTCATAATGGCTGCCAGTGAATTTAGATGATCAACCTGCTGGCGCAGTGCGTTAGACAACGCCCTCTCTGCAACAACCTGGGCGGTCAGTTGCTTGACCTGCGTGCGCAGCTCGGTGATTTCGTCATGCAGACCCAGAAGGCTGTCATCCTGTTCGCTATCGTTGTCGGCGTCCCAATTCGGCAGCGGGCGTGGTCCGTACACGGTGAAAGACGGCGACCTGCGCAATCCTGTCGCAACCGGCGCAGGCATGTCGAGATAGCTGTCATCCTGCTCGCTCATCACATCCCCCCCGCCGCCCCAGCGCCGACGACGAAAAAGCCCAATACGCCGATGATGCCAAGGATCAGCATCACATAGAACAGTGGTGAGTATCCTTCTTGTTGCATGACTATTCCTCTTCCTTTGTCGATGTGAAATCGTCTGCAATATAAAAACCGTTGATGCCGTGGAACCTCTCGGATCGCTCCATCGGTTCGGCAATCCACCAAGTGACGCCATAATCAACGCGTCGGAGCCGTTCATCTTCTGCTTTGACAAGTGCCTCTTCGATGGTGTCAAAGACAACTACCTCATGTCGATTGATGTAGTTGGCAAAACTAATCAATGCGTACATATGACATTTCTCCTTAAGTGAATGACTTTCAGCGAAAATCCGCTACTATGCGCCGAATAACTCTGACCAATCCGCCGTTTCAAGTTGAACCATGAAATTGACGCTGCCCATCGGCACCTTGACCAAGCCGAGGAACGCCACGCCGCTGGATGGCTTCAATGACTCGCTGACAAGTTCATCTGACTCGACTTCATAGGCGTTCGTCAGGAACAGCCAATCTGAGTCACTGACGGTTTTGCCAACCAGCAGACTGCCCCGTGCGTTGACAAGCTGCAAGCCATGATTGATCAAGGTGCGCTGCGGTAGTGGTGCGTGACTGTGTTCGTGTTCTTCTGTTCCGTGTCCCATTTTTCCCTTACCTTTTGTCATATTCATTGTTTCTTGCCTGCCTGTGCAGGCTGGCGAGTCTGCCTGTGTGCATCTGGAGCTTTGCCAGCGTGACGAACGCCTGCCCAAGTCGCACCTGTGTTCCCTTGTCGAATCGTCGCTTTGCCTCCTCGTTTTCTCGTTCCAGTGCGTGCAGTAGTTGCGTGAGTAGTTCCGCCGTTTCCGTGTCGTGTTCTATGGCCTCATCGAGCGCCCACAACACTTTGTTCGGCGGTCTTACCTTCGTCGCCATTACTGCACATCCTCACGGTGCTCGTTGATCCATGAACGAATCAGGATACCAACCGATGACGCCGCAATGACTGCAATCACCGTCACCCACGCTTGCCAATCCAACACGGCAATCAGCAACAGCAGGTCAACGCCGATACCAACCACAACCGTGAGCCACGTTCTACGCATGGCGAGCCACTGCCCGAAGGTGTGCTTTTGGAGAAACAACGCCCAAAGAGCACCCCAAACGCCCGCTGCAACGACAGTAGCGGCAACAACGTGTGTCATGATTGGAGCGTAAGTCGTTCGTCGGAGAAGCGGCGAGCCTCTTGACGAATCAAGCGGCGAATCGTCGCACTCAGATTGATGGACGTTGCACCGCTGATTTCTGCGTCACGCTCAGCGATTTTGCTGAGTGCTTCGTAGTCATCATTGGTAACTTGTGCGTTCACGAATTTCATCGGCTGTTCTTGCATGTTTCCCCCGTCGTTGGTTTCGCCGCCGCCCTGCCGTTCCAAGTTGCTGTGAGCAACTCCCCGGAACCGTCACGTACAGGCGCAGCGGCCTTTGTAACTCTGGTAACGATTTTTTGTTACCGTAGTTACATCTTAGCAGATAACGGGTAAATTGTCAAGACTTATATAAGACTTGTGGGAATCTTATATAAGTCTTCACAAATTTTTCATGATATAGTGATCAAAAAGGGGGAACCATGCGCATCAAGCAACTAAGAGAACAGTACGGATACAGTCAGGAAGGCATCGCCGGTATCGTCGGCATGTCGCAGACAACGTACAGTGGTTGGGAAAAAACATTTCCTGAGCAGTTGACGCGCTTGGCGGCACTGGTCAAGCATTATGATGTAAGCACCGATTACCTTTTGGAGTTGACGAACGATCCAACGCCTGCCGAAGTCGCCGCCATTCTCAAAGAGGTAGACAAATCGTCAATTTGGACAACCAGAACCGGCAAGGAGACCACCTCGAAGCGGCCCACGGCATTGAGAGACAAGGCCATCATTCTCACGCTGTTTGCCACACGAACCGGCGAGCCGTTGAACCGTTCCAACCTACGCAAGCTGATTGTCAGGTTGGCGGATCGTGCAGGCGTGCGCAATGCGTCCGTGCATCGCTTCCGCCACACCTTTGCCGTTAGCTTTCTGCGCAATGGTGGCAATGTCTTTGCGCTCCAAGAGATACTTGGCCACGCCCGCATTGACACCGTGAAAATCTATGTGCGGTTGGCTGAGCGTGACTTGGCCGATGCGCAGCGCCGTGCATCACCCGTCGACAACTGGCGACTCTGAAAGCGCAATCCCGAACGTCCCTGGTGCAACCCGCTCCACCGCTTCCATGATCTGCGTGATCGCCGTCGCCGCCGCAATCATATCCGCCATTTGCAGCGCAACCGGCGCAATGTTGGATTGGTAATACTTCCAGAGTTCAGGATCATGGAGTTTTCCGCCCGGTGCATAGTCTGCTTGAAAGCGGTTGAACAATCCTAGCGCCTGTTGTAGATTCGGATACACCCCAAAGCGCAGGCTGTCCCGCAGTTCACCCCGCCTGCGGTGATACTCCGTAAATCTCTGTTCTTGTTCGAGTGTCGTGATTTCAATCATCGCATCCTCACGCCTGATAGACTCCAGAAAATTGCAAAATTGTTGAGTTGCCGAAGGCAGCATCTGTTAGTTGTGCAATGGTTGCCGTTGCTGCTGTAGCGCCATATAGAAGAATGCTGGTAGAATTATCGGCAATTCCGCCAACCATTGTCACCAACGAACTAGTCATGCTAACCCAACGAAAAGCCAACGTGCTATTTGGATTGTTAGCGGATGTCAGCGGCAATCCTGTAATTGCAGCATTGCCAGTTGCGCTCCCCTTGCTGGACAAGCGGATATCCGCCACGACAAAAACCAACGGACCAAAACGAGAATACCGTGCAGTTCTTGCCGAGTACGTAATGCCTGTTGAAACGCCACCAAATTGTAATTCAGGTGTCCATGTCCCCACTGCATACGCCATATCAACGCCACCAATTTGCAGCGCCGCCACGTTGATCTTGCTCGCTGTCGTGTTGGCCGTCAACACCGCCGTCCCCGCTGCGTTCTGAATTTGCACAGCCGTCGTGCTGTCCGCTGCCGGT